AGAATTTAATATCTCTTCCTAATGAATTAATACCTACAGATGTGATACCAACAACATCACCTACAGAATAACCACTACCACCATTTGCTATAGTTGCAGCAGATGCTACACCATTACTAATGGTAATATTAGCAGTTGCATTTCTACCATAACCAGTAATAGTATTAAGAGAAACATCTTGATAAGTCCAATTTCCAGAAGAAGGAGTAAATCCTATACCAGCATTTGTAATAGTTAAATTGCCATTTGCTGTTCCTGCAGTTCCTACAAAATTACCACTAGCATTACTACCATACTGTTGAATAGTATTTCCTAATGTTACTCCAGTATCTGATATAGTAGTATTAAATCCTATTCTTATTTTATTAGAATTAATACTAAAAGCTTCTCCTGTTAATGGAGAAATAGTCTCAGAATATGTTAATAA